CGACACAAACAACACACAAGAGCGTATCGATAGAAACGAACTTTATGTTGATATTGCTATTGAGCCAACTAAAGCGGCTGAGTTCGTATACATTCCATTGAGAATTAAGAACACTGGCGACATTGAGGCAGGTAATTTATAGTATAAAATAATATACACAGATAATGGCACTTTGGTGCCATTTTTTGTGAGCCTAGGTCGATAAATACGATACATAAGAAACAAGGAGAATACACATGGCAGTTTCATCATTAACAAAAATGACAGTACCTTTAGCGTCTGACCAATCAGCGGCTAACCAGGGCTTGTTAATGCCTAAATTAAAATATCGTTTTAGAACGGTATTTGAAGGATTAGGCGTAAGTACACCAAGATCAGAATTAACTAAACAAGTTATTAGTTTCACTAGACCATCAGTGAGCTTTGAAGAGATGCCAATTGACATCTATAACTCAAAGATCAAATTAGCTGGTAAGCACTCATGGGAAGACGTTACAGTTGAATTGCGTGACGATGCTTCTGGTAACGTTGCTAAATTAGTAGGCGAGCAGTTACAGAAACAATTAGACTTTATGGAAATGTCTAGTGCGGCGGCTGGTATTGACTACAAGTTCATCGCACGTTGTGAAGTGTTAGACGGCGGTAACGGTGCTAACGAACCAAACGTGTTGGAAACATGGGAACTTTATGGTTGCTACTTGTCAGCAGTTAACTATAACGATTTAAACTATGCTACCTCAGAACCAGCAACAGTGTCATTAACTATTAAGTTTGACAATGCTGTACAAACACCATTAGGTAGTGGCATAGGTACTGCTGTTGGTAGAGCACTAGGCGAAGTAGTTACAGGCTAATATAAATGGCCGGCTTCTTTGACCAGATCCTCAAAGGATTTCTGGGCAGTGACTATCTAAAAGATTATAGGCACGCCAGTAAAACCTTTAGGTCTGCTGGCTACGAGCTCGCACCACGTTACAAGTTCTTATTTCATGTGTATTTTAACTTGAACGTGGCAGAGTTACCTGCTTTGAGATCTGCTTTTGGAGCAACAGATCAAAGCAAACTGAGCTTGTTGGTCAAGAACATTACTTTGCCAAACTACTCAGTTGAGATGGATACTCTCAATCAGTACAATCGTAAAAGATTAGTACAATCTAAACTCGAGTACGATCCGGTAACTATAACATTTCACGATGATCACAGTGATTTGGCACGTAATCTCTGGTTCAAATATTTCAGTTACAACTATAAAGACCCTAATCAACCCTATGGAACTATCGAAGGCAACACTGCTTTAACTAACCAAGCACCAGGATCCAAATCTGATTACAATAGTAGAGATATCTACAGTCAGAACAGAGGAGGCAACGATTGGGGATATTCAGCAGAGGATGGAGGTAGTGGTAACAAACCTTACTTCTTCAAAGATATTACAATATACGGTATGAGTCAACATGACTTTGTGTCATACACGTTAATTAATCCGCAAATAACAAAATATTCTCATGATACATATGACTACACAGAAGGTGGAACTCCTATGCAAAACACCATGGAAATTAGGTACGAGACAGTCAAGTATGGTGCGGGTTCATTAAATGGCTCAACAGGAGCACCTATTCCTGGATTTGCTAAACCAGAACACTATGACAAGGAGCCAAGCTCGTTAAGTCGAGCAGGATCAAACAACAGTATATTAGGACAAGGCGGCTTGCTAGATGCTGGTGTTGGTGCTGTTGAGGATCTAGCATCAGGTAACATTTTAGGTGCGGCTAAGAAAATAGGTCGCGTTATTCAAACTGTTGACAGAGACGGTGTAAAAGGAGCCAAAGAAGAAGTTACAAGAGCTGTGATTAGAGAAGGCATCCCAGCGGCTACAAAGGCAATTACAAACTTTCCAACGCCACCTAGAACTGCTCCGTATAATTCAAACACTTCGGGGTCAACACTGGCACCAAGAGAAGTATCTAATGTGATTAGGCAAGATACATCAACAAATAATAAATCAACGTTGCTAGTTAATTCAAACAATAATGCATTTGTTGGCATTGCCGGAGGCCCAACTCCGGGCGTACAGGGTTTCGCAAACAATTCTCTTGTTACCCTGACTACTAATGCAGACGGAACAGTAACAAGAACTGTGAAGGAATCATTAGAGTACAACAATGCTGTAAACAGCACCGCACAAATTAACAGAAACACATAATGGTAGGTTAAATACTATTATGAGCACAGTCAACGTAACTAAAAACACACTAGAACAGACAGTAATACTGTATGATGAGTTCTATAACAAGACCAACTCAGCTTCACAGAACGACTACGAGATAGTGAGAACATTCTTCTTATCGTATGGGTATAGTGATGATGTTGCTAACGATTTTACTGCGGTGTTTTTCCAAATCTTAGACGCATACAACATAACACAAGACGAACTGCTCAAAGAGTTTAAGGCTTCCGGAGATGGAGTCACGTTATCACAGACAGTGGCATATTATCTTAATGGTCTTAGATCAAAAACAACATTAGTAGGCGTCAGCGTGGTACAGCAACCTAACTATTACGCGGCCCGAAACGTGGCCAAATAATGGCTGGCAAGTGGGCACAGGGAGACTACGTTCTACTTAATCCTAGAAAGTACGTAGGTATCAAAGGGCCACACTATCGTTCCGGTTGGGAACACGCATTTATGAGATTCTGTGACACACACCCAAGTGTGATCAAGTGGGCAAATGAATCTGTTAAGATACCTTATAAAGATCCCTTTACAGGCAAACACCGTAACTACATACCTGACTTTTTAGTCCAGTACCAGAACAAAAATGGTAAATTAATAACAGAACTGGTAGAAATCAAACCAAAGAATCAAAGCATTGTAGAAAGCAAGAACAAAAATCGCAGATTGAGAGAGACTGTTGCCCTCAATCATGCTAAGTGGGAGCAGGCCGCTCGGTGGTGTAAGGCCAACGGCATAACGTTCCGTGTAGTAACAGAGGATGATATATTTAGGAGTGGTGCTAGATAATGACTAAGAAATTAGAAGAGATGTTTGATCTTGAACCCATTGAGGAACAAGAAGAGAACGAGTTAGAAAAGCCAATAACACAGGCACAGACACCCATACCTGCGGACACCATTAAGAATATCGATAAGATAGAGTCCGCACTGCCCACGGTAAAGGGATTGGAAGCCAGCGACCAAGAGATGGATGAGTTAGGGCAACTAGCACAAGACTCATACAAGGACTTAATGGATTTGGGTATGAACGTGGACTCACGTTTTGCCAGTGAGATATTTGGGGTGGCTAGCGGTATGTTGGGACATGCTATAACGGCAAAGACAGCAAAGATTAACAAGAAATTAAAAATGATTGACTTACAGCTCAAAAAAGCACAGGTAGATCAGAGAGAAAAACAGATAGCAAATAAAAAAGGTGAGCACATTGAAACTGGAGAGGGTCACGTGCTTGATCGCAATGAGCTACTAGAGCAACTACTAAAAAATAAAGGGTCAAATGACTGAAACTGTATAAATACAGTCAAGGTAGGGAAAAAACATGACAAAAACATATTACGAATATTTAATAGAATCCGAACAGACATACAAGTATAGAGTTAAGGTAGCCGGTGGTTGCGATAACGAATGTCTCAAGGAATTAGAAAACAAATTAGCAAAATTTGATCTCATCAACATGAGCTCTCCAAAGACAACACCAGTCATGGAAGATCCATTGGACTTTCCGGGTGTTAAGAACATGGAAGTTTGCTCTTTTGATATTGAAATAGCATATCCAGCAAGTGCCGACTCACTATATGAGATGATAGAAGGATGTACAAATAAGCCTAAATCTCAAATTAAAGTGGTTAGCGAACATTTTGCTCAATCATGGGAAGAGAACGAGGGGTCAGAGCCAGAGGAAGGACCACTCTTAGAAAAAGACATGCCGGTTGATCCAGAAGCTGAACAGGCAGGTAAGGATTATGCTGATCCAACACATGCCCTACCAGAGAAGACAACGAGATTCAAGTTTGCGGCTCCGGAAACACCAAAAGCACAGACAACTAATGATTTACCGATGGGTGACAAGTCAGCCATGGGTAGCGTGAAACCAAAACTACCAAACGTTAAGTCGTTTGCTAGATAGGAGACATAGACCATGGAAATGTATGACGTATTAAACAAACTAAAAGCAATTGAAAACCCATCAGAGG